CCCTTTCATATCAACGGGCTGTTGTTGATATTCAGCCTCCCAAATCTCAGGAGCTGTTCGTTTCTTTTTTTCTATGTATTCGTCAGTCGTCAATACATCCTCACAAAATGACTCCCCCTCTTCATTCATTGCACTAACTATGATTGATTTGTCGTATATCTTTGAGTCCATATTGCGCCCAATAACATCGTTTAGACTCCAGCGTGTGCCTATGTCAATCCTTGCGCATCCACTTTCAAAGCGTGAATCATGTGTTGATTCCTTCCATTGGTTTATACGGTCATTTACGGTGTCGCTTAATGCGTCTTCAATACCTCGGTAAAGGTCATCCGTTATAGCGACGTTTGACGCTCCAAATCCGATAATTGTACCGCCAACCCCAGCACCAAAGTACCCGACTTGTTTACTGCTGTTCGTGTTCCAACCTTGAAGATTAGATTTGTCATCTGACAGCGTTACATTGTTGAAAACTTTACGGTATTTGTCCGATTTAACGATTGCCCGAACGTCATAACTGAACTTTAGGAATAGAGTAGCGGTGCAAGTGTTCCGCATTACTGACTTGTCAGGGTTGCGCCCAATGGTCCAGGCGCAAAATAATGACGTAATGTAACTTTTTCCCGCTCTTGGAGGCATTGAAACGGATAAACTTTTTATTGTTTTTTCCTCAATCTCTTGGAATGCGTCCGCTATTTCCTTGAGAAAAGGTCGGTTATTAAAGAACAAAGGATCATAATAACAACAAAATTGCCATAACTCTCGTCTTGATAATTCCCTTTTGAGCAAGTCTTTTGCGTGTGCTTTCCTCTCATTCATCTTCGTTTAATAAGTCCTTTAATTCATCCGTAGTAAGGTTGGATAGGTCTATTTCAGTATTCGTTTGCTCGATTTGTTGAACTGGTGCTCCATAACCTGAGTCCATTAGTGCTTTATAAGCGTTCGTATCTCCATCCCTAGCCTTTTTTATCAATGCTAAGGTCATTAAATCTTCTTGGCTCATCGTTTCATTCTCGCCAGTCAAAGGGTTTTTAAGGGATTGATTAACCTCTAACCATTTACGGGCTATTGTGCTTCTATTCTTTGCGCCCTTTGGTCGTCCGTTTGGGTTTCTAACTTCGCCTAATTGAACGGGAATTAAATTTTCTTCGTTAGCCATTTTTCTTATTTGTTTCTTATTATTTAAACCATTGATTATAAATTTCGGTTGCTATCTGTGCTGTCATAACTGGAGGCACTGACATACCGATTAAATACTTTGGCTCAATCTTTTTAAAGTTGTAATCTAGTGGATAAGTTCCTATTTGACAAACTTCATTTTTTGTTGTTTTACGTGGAATATCAAAAAGTATATTATTATCTCCACCCGTTACAGTATTACAGACTTTTTCTTTGTATAATAATTTTGTAGTAAATGAATTTTGTTTATTTCCCAATCTTAAATTTATAATTCCAAAATCACCGTCTCCATGTATTTTGTTGTTCCACAAATACAATTCATTTTTTGTTAAGTCATTATATTCAATATTTTCAAATAAATTTCCAAATAATATTGCTTCTTCATTAAATTTCAATTCTAATTTAGGATAATTTAAGTCGTTTCTTTGACATATAAAAAATACTCTTTCGCGTTTTTGAGGGACTCCCATACTGGCCGCGTTTAATAGAAATAATTGAACTTTATATCCAGCCTCTTCAAATTCTTTTTTTATTCTGTGAACGTATGCTTTTGCGTTTCCCTGAATTAACCCTTTTACATTTTCAGCAATAACAACTTTTGGCTGTAATTTCTTTGCAAGTGCAATATAATCAAAAAATAAATCGTCTAATCTTTGTTCGGCTTGTCCCTCTCTAAATACTTTTGTTTTGCCCCAGTCCTTTTCTCTATTACCAGCCATTGAAAAACTACTGCATGGAGGCGAACCGTCTAAAATATCTAAGTTGTATAAATCTTCAGGAAAATCCGTTCTTTTGGCAAATTCTCGAATGTCCTCAATAAACAAATATTTTGGATCGTGGTTTGTTTTGTAAACGTCTGCAATTGGTGGGTCAATCTCAACCCCTCCTAAATGGTCAAATCCTGCTAACTTGTATCCCATTGTTGAACCGCCTCCACAAATAAAGGTACCGAATACTTTTAATCCGTTTTTTTTAGGATAACCGTCTTTTAAATACCATTTGTATGGAAATTTATGTTTATTCATTGCCTAATAATTTATAAACCGCTTGTTCAGGAGTTGACGCAATTTTGCTTAATTGTTCACGAACTAAATTATAATCGTCTTCGCTATATTTTAATTTTAAAGTCATTTCAGAATCTAAATTATCAATATCAATTTCTTCGTTTTTTCCTGAATAATCTACTTCATTATAAATAGGAATATTTAGTCCCCAATCCTCTAATTTTTCTGTGTCCCATTCATTCGCTAAAATGTCCCAGTCCCATTCTCCAAACCCTACGTTATCTTTTACAATGAATTCGTGTTTTTGCTCCTCTGTAAGGTCGTTTGCTTTAATTATAAACACTTCCTTTAACCCAGCCTCAATACACGCTTTAAAACGCATATTTCCTCCAAGAATGATATTGTTTTCATCTACTACAATGGGACGTATTTCCAACATTTGAGGAAAATCTTTAATTGATTGAACTAATTTGACAAACTTTGAATCTCGAATAATTCTAGGATTTGACTTGTTCGGTATTACTTCCTTTATGCTTACTTTTTGTGTTATCATTTTTTCGTGTTTTTATAAGGAACAACCCTGTTTAAATAATCTCTTCTTTTGCCACAATTACACGTTTTAATAACACTTTTAACAACCTTGGCTATTCCTGTTGCTTCGAGGATATTTTCTACTGTGTCGCCTAATCCTTTAGGCTTTTCGTTTAGTCCCATTGTTCGTGTTTTAGTCCTCTAAATCCATGCAATAAATCGGCTCATTTGCTCCCAAATTTCCACATCCGTATGTTTGATTGAATAAATCTATTGCCTCAAAGTAATCTATTCCCTCTCGCTGGATCAACTTAACTATTTTCTTTACTGAATATATTGGTAAATCACTTGAAAGGTCATATCCTAGAATACAATTGTCGTATTCCTCAGGCATTTTTCGTTCTGCGCTCCCACTTATTTCGTAATAATCTCTCAAAATAATAGTCTAAAAAGTAAATAAATGGAATAAATTAACGTGAATGATATAACCCTGACGAATGAAGAGGTCATCTCTTTTTGTCCTGTAAACCATGCTTTTATTTTTGGCTGTTCTAACCATATCAAAAAGACGAGTAAAAATCTGTCAAATACAAATACGGCTGTAAAAAACGGAATCAATATTAACCCTAGAATTTTACGTGCAATCTGTTTTTTTGTTTGTTTCATGTTACAAATGTATTAATTTTCTGTTGAATTTCTTAAAAAATAGATATAGTGAAGATGTCCGATAGTCAATGTCCTGAGTATTCCTATTCCGTTGCGCCTGAATGCTATTATTAACCTATGTAAATCAATATCGGTGTAAACACATACAGCTGGAAGTAAATCGTAACTGAACTCTAAAGAATAGCCAATTACTGTTTCGTCTTTTTGGGTTTCAATTACGATTGTAGCAATCCATTCTTCTGTCGGTATTCCGTTTCGATATTTAGCGCATTGATTCACTCGTTTTTTTGCGAAAGTTACAATTTATTTTGGTTATTTAGATATTTACCTATTTTCTCCAATGTTGTTGTGTGTATTCCTTTTTTCTCATTTCCTGAATGAAGATATATCCAGAGTTGATTTTGGCTTATTCCAGCATTTTGCGCAAATTTGTTTTCCGATATATTGTTTTTAGCAATGTAATCAGTTATTAATTTGCGCGTTATTTGATTGATATTCGATAGCTCTTTAAGTGTCATTTGTTCGTGTTTTTAAAGGGAGCTTTTACACTCCCATTGTTATCAAAAAGGGTCATTATCAAATTCGTCTTGAATAGGAATATTTGTTGCTGTACTTCCTAAACTGTCAGCTTCAATCTGCCAACCCTCAAATGTATTAAAAGATTTTTCAACTCCATCTGCTCCAGTCCATAAACGTCCCTTTAAATTGATTGAAACGCTTATCATATCCCCTTGACGAACGTTGTTTAAAAGGTCGCATTTAGCGTTACTGAATTGAACTGTTAAGTATTGCTTATAAGTTCCCTCAATTACCTCCAAAATAACCTCACGTTTTTTGAACTTTTCGCTTTTTACTTCCTCTTGGCTTACCTTGTAAACCGTTCCTTTGATTTTTAAAACTTCACTCATTTTTATTTATTTAATTAAACATTAATAATTGTGCATTTATTTTTATGCGTGTTTTCCATTGATCCGATTCCTTGCGATACTCTTCGCATAAAACTCTGAATTTACCCCATTTGGAGCGATTTAAGAGTAGTTTAGTAGCTTTAACCTTGCCTATTCCGTAAATCCCTTTTATATTGTCGGATACGTCTCCAGTTAACATCATTTCAAAAACTAGGTTTTCGGCTTGTTCTTTGGATATTTGAATAAATCCTTTGCGCTTTTT